GGCATCCAGATTTGAAATGGCCTGACAAGGATGGAATAACGGCAAAACCTTCCACTGATCCAATGTTTTACCATAGAACGCATAAACGCTTGCAAAATCCGTTTTTTATCCTGCACCCTGATAGTATGAATGGCGATCCAGTTAAATGGATAAGAACAAATGGATTGTACCCAGAAGAATTAAAACCAAAAATCAAATAAGACTATATGAATTGTGGACATCACATTACTGAAAAGGAGATCACATGGCAGTAGTAACGAAACAACGTCCGTCGCAGAAAAAATCAAACACCAGTACGATGCGTCGATCTGCAGAAGAATTTGAATTGCCGACAGAAAAATCAGTCCCTAAGGAAGACATTGGTGAATTTATTGTTCTGTTGTTTGGCGAGAAAAAAATTGGAAAGACAATGTTGTCGGCTCAATTTCCTGATGCTTTTCACATGATGTTTGAGCCAGGAGGAAAAGCCTTAGAAATCTATCAATCTGAATTTACAGATTGGGGAATATTTAAAAAAGCGGTTACAAAATTAAGGGCAGATAAACGATTTAATACTGTCGTAATCGATACCGTTGATTTAGCATTTAAAGCAGCAGAAAGATATGCTTGTGCAAAGCTAGCGATTGATGATCCTGCCGATGAAGAATGGGGAAAAGGTTGGAGAGCTATCCGGAAGGAATTTGAACAGCAAATCCATCGACTTATTTCTGCCGGCAAGGGAGTCATTTTTATCTCCCATGCAATGGAACGAGAAATCAAAACCCGACGAGGGTCCAGTAGCCATCGTGTTGTTAGCACCATGCCACGTCAGGCTGCAGAAATCATTGAAGGGTTAGTCGATATCTGGGCGTGTTTCACTTACGACGGAGAGAAACGAACCTTGATAATCGGTGGCGATGAAGACGTATCGGCAGGACATCGTTTGGATGATCGATTTAAATGGAGAGGGGAAGAAATTAGAAAAATCCCGATGGGGTCTTCTGCAGAAGAGGGGTATGAAAATTTTGTAGATGCTTTTAACAATAAATTCAATCCCAATCCTGTGGTGAAAAAGAAAACATTGAAAAGGAAGGTATGAAAATCAAAAAAGATTTACCTCCTGATGCTTATACGTTGATGATTCCAACTAAAGGAAGACCGGATCGAATTATAAAAGGATTTAGGAAAATGCGTTTCCTTAATAATGATTCAACGATTGTTGGAATAGAGCATAGGGAGAAAAATCAATATCAAGAGTTTATAGAAGAAAATCCTGGCTGTAATTATGTGTTCTATCACAACCCAATGGGGTCGGTATCTTTAGCTCGGCAACAATTGAAATGCCATGCAGATATGGATTACGGAGTTAAACGGTACGTCTTTACTGATGATAATGCTGTTTTTACTAAAACATCTTTATATACTCTGATACAAGCACATAGTGATTTTATTGCAAAAAATAAGCGTCCATGTGTTATGGCTGGAGCGCATCCAACTTCCGAACATTTTGACCGGCACAGCAGAAAGAAAATGGGAAAGCATAAATCAACTAAATCGTATGCTCAACCAGCAATGATTTTCTATTGTGTATCTGCAAAAGATTGTAAGGATTATGTCTTTCCTCACGATTCATATGGATTAGATGATCGGCATTTTTTCTTATGGTTGATGAAAAAAGGGATGCGGGATTTTCGAGTTTGTCCTGATGCACCGTATTCTAAATCACGTTACCAGAAAGGAGGACAAGGAACTATTGAAGAACGTATGGGGAAATGCGGGATAGCCATTGAAAAAATATCTCGAGATTTTCCAGAGTGGGCAGGTTCCACCGGAACCCTGCGTCTGCCGTGGAAACTGATTCTTGATTCCATTGACGGCAAAACACCTGATCGTTTGGCTGGTGGAGCGATGCGATCAGAAACTAAACTATTCTCTACAGGAGACACTGATGGATAATGCATTAAAGAAAAAATTACAAAAAGCGCAAAACAATTGGCAAGGTGCGAGAGAAAGAGCTAAAGAGACTTCAGGATTTACGGAAGTACCTGATGGTCGATACCTTGCCCATTTAACAAATGCTCAAATCGGAGAATCCCGATCATCGGGTCGTTTACAGATCCAGTGGACATGGACAATCAGTGATGGGGAATTTGAGAAAGATACCAAATTAGATTTTGATGGGTTAGAAACTGAAGATAATTTGGTTTTTCTGGGAAGAAAATTAGCCCGATTTGGATATGAACTCCCAGAAGATATTACAGCTATCAATGACATTCTTGAAGAATTGATTGATAAACAGCCATTGGCAAGAATTCGATTGAAAACAAAAGGTGAATTTCAGAATGTCTATGTCGATAAGTTGATGCGATCTGTATCAGATGACGGTGACGATGAATCTGAAGTCAATACATTTGGATCGGAAGACGATGATGCTGAAATTGAGGCTGATGATGGAGCCGGTGATGAAGTCGATGATCAATCTGATGAAGAGCTGGACGATGAATCAGATGTCGATGAAAATGAAGATGGCAACGATGATGAAGAAGAACAAGTAGAAATCGGAATGCGTGTTGTTGCGACTACACGAAAAGGCGAAGAACCTGGAGAAATAATTGAAATTATGGAATCCGAAGGTAAATGCCGTGTGAAGTTAGACACAGGACGCACGATCAGAATTGCCGTTGATAAATTAGAAACGGAACCGATTCAAGAACCACCGAAAAAAGCACGACGATCCCCTAAGAAACGTTCTTAGGGTTTTGTTGGGTCGGGGGGTATTTGGATATGCCCCCCGTATCCATTGTGGCTAAGAACGGTCCTTAGAACGTTTAAATCATTCTTTTATGGGGGTGCGTATGTCGAAACCTGGTCACGGCGGGGAATGCCCACACTGTTTGCAATTGCAAAGGGAATTCCCCCGCAGCGATTCCAGCGGAGTTGTTAGCGGATACCCTGGATATCCAGAGAATTGGTCAGCACAAGATTGGAAGTATCGTCCTATTTCATATCGCGTGTACGACGGGGATACTATTCTGGATTTGGTGTTGGATCTAGGATTCAACGTTCGAGTTGAAATTAAAACTCGATTAATGGGAATCAATGCTCCAGAAGTTAGAGGAGACGAAAAAGAAAAAGGATTTCAAACAAAAAGTTGGTTAGTTCAAAAAATGGAAGAAGCTCAAATAGAAAATAAATTATTTATTCAAAGCCACACGGAACAAGGGAAATTTGGAAGATGGTTAATTACTGTATGGTCTGGTAACACTGACCTTAATAAATTGATGGTGGAGGAAGGGTATGCTGAATTCAAACAATACTGATTCGTTGCAAGAAATTAATTCCAACTGGGTTCCGTTTGTGGATTTAAGTGAGTGTGATGGGAATGCATTCGGTGTCTTGGGAATGGTTAAACGTTCTTTACAAGGAGAAGGTGCGACCAAAGAATATATAGATAAATTTTTAGAAGAAGCTAAATCAGGCAACTATGACCATTTAATCCAAACAGTAATGAGATATTGCGAGGTCGAATAATGACAGACGCAGATTTAACGGATGAAGAATTTGAGAAAGCTTCAAAACAAATTAATAGGACAATAGACCTTCTGGGAATGGAGTTAAAAACTTCTGGAATACCTATGGGGATGTTCATGGTAGGAATGGCTCGGTTCATGGGACATGCTATTCAGGAGGCGACCTCAGCGTTACCTGTAGACAGGCGTGAAGAGCAAATAGAAGGGTTTTTCAAAATCATTAGACTTCATGCTTATGAAACTGGAGGCATTGATGAAACCAAGAAGGAAGAATGATTTCTATGAAACACCTCCTGTGTTTATGAATATTCTTTTGGAAGATATTGGAAATTATGTAAAAGGAAAAATTTTAGAATGCTGTAATGGGGATGGAGCGATATCTAATGTTTTAAAGAAAAAAGGATACGATGTCGTAACTAACGATATCGAAAGAGATGCTGATACTGATTACGATGCAACACAAGATGCGCTGTGGAGGTGGTATAGCGGCAATGTATCTTGGGTAATATCTAATCCCCCGTTTAAGTCTGCACCAACTATTGTTAAAAAAGCTTACCATACTGCTCAACATGGTGTTGCTATGTTGCTACGGTTGTCATTTCTTGAACCGTGTCAAAATAGAGGAGATTTTCTTTCCCATCATCCCCCGAATCTTATCGTATTACCTCGCCACTCATTCACTGGGGATGGGGGAGTCGATTCAGTTACCTGTGCTTGGTTTTATTGGATCAAAAGTCAAGATGATTTATTGATCGCTAACAGGTTCATAACAAAAGACCAACTGAAAAATAAAGGAATCAATTAATGCTAGTTGAAGACCAGATAATACATAATGAAGAATTTTTTGAAAAATGTATTCACTTAATGAAACCCAAAGCAAAAGATTATGCATCACATGATGTAGTTTTTGTTGAATTGTTGCGTCAAGCATGGGAAACAAAAGTCCCACCCGCTGTCGTATTGTGGATACTCCTTAGAAAACATATTTCAGCAATAAGAAATTATGTTGTACTGAATAAAACGGAATCAGAGAGCATTGATTCTCGTTTAATGGATGTCGCTAATATGATGTCCTTACTCTATATGTGGGAAAAGTTTCCTAAAAATATATATGTCGATGTGACAGACTACATTCTGGAACATGAGGATTGCGAGCGACCGAATGCCGAAGAATCCTGCCTTATGATTTCAGACGAGGATAAATGTGACCGATGCGAATTCCTAAAATGGCTAGTAGACCAGCAAGACAACTCGGACTTGAGGGACGCATCATCGCAGTCGATTCAGAAACAACTGGACTTTTCCCGTGGGCCATCAGAAACGTTGAATTGAATTTTGGGACAGAACGAAAACCTGATATAGAAAAACGGGACGTTCATCCAGCAAAAGCATTTGCGTGGTCGTTTTGTGACCTCGACGGAAATACTGCGTACGTTCGTCATAAAGTAAATCCAGTCAATAGGGAAATTATCTATAAAGACGATCCGAATCACGATTTGGTAAGGGATTTCTGGGCTGATGAATCTATCATCAAAGTCGGACATAACTTAGCATTCGATGTCTTAATGGCAAGAATGGCGGGGTATGAAATCAAAGGGACATTGATTGATACGTTAATTCTAGCGCACATAGTATCGGCTGGTTCTGAGATGACGTACGCTTTAAAACCGTTGTGCAAAAAATGGTTCGAGTTTGACGATGACGATAAAAAGGATTTACAGAAATCAGTTGCATCGGGGCGTCGTGAAGCAAAGAAAAATCGATGGGCATTTGGCAACCATATTATTGCAGGACGTACGCCTGCGGAAGCAGATTATTGGCTGGGTGATCCTGTCTTGTGCAAACGATACGCCATACAAGACGTTGAGCGTACGATGCTGCTGTATCATTTTTTGTGGCCCAAGCTGATGGATGACGAGGGTCTGTGGAAGGTGTTTCAGCGCGAAATGAAACTTTTCCATGTTGTCGCCAGAATGTCGGAAAAAGGGATACGGGTCTATAAACGTCGATTCAATCAATTACGTAAATTCTATCTTAAGTATATCGATGAACAAACAGAATTAGCGAATAAACACGGAGGGGAAGGCGTCAACCTTGGTAGTCCTATTCAATTATGCAAGATATTCTATGATGAACGAGGGTTGGCACCCATGTATACGGAAAAGGGTAACTACTCCCTCCCAGGGACACATTTAACTGAATTAGCGAAGACAGATAAATTAGCAGAATGTGTCTTGGAGTTACGAACCGCTAAAGGGATGGTGTCGTTAATTGATTCCTACGAACGATATTGGTTTGAGGAATCTCCCGATGTATGGGTAGTACGCCCGACATGGCGTCAGTTGGCTGCAAAAACGGGACGGTTGTCCAGTTCAGATCCCAGCGTTATGAATGTAGCTGACGCTGAAACGGGACTCCGAAAATCACGAGTTCGGATGCGTCCCCGTGAAGCATTTGGACCTCGACCTGGACATATTTTATATTTCCCCGATTTCAAACAAATGGAGGTTTGGGTGTTTGCGTCTTTGGCGAAGGAACAGGCGATGATGAAAGCCCTATTGTCTGGAAAAGATTATCACGGAGAGATATCACGAAGTGTATTTGGGAAACGACCTGATTATGAAGAACAATTTGAATATTACCGGAAATGCGCCAAGCTATTAATGTTTTGTAAATTATACGGAGGAGGGGTTAAACGTATTGCCTCTTTGTTGTTTAGGGATAAACGGTTTTTGACAGAAGAAGATAAAAGACGATCACCGGAATCTTTAGCTCAAGAATTCCTTGATGATTACGAAAGTGAACTCCCAGGGGTTCGTACATTTTCTGAAGAGATGACGCGCAAAGCAGATCGTGATGGATATATCAGAAATCCATTCGGTCGGCTTTATCATTTTGATAAAGGGCATGGATATAAATCAGTTAATTATTTGATACAGGGAACATCGGCAGAAATTATGAAGAACGCCATGATCATTGTTGACGAAGAAATATGCCAACGAGATTGGCCAGGGATTCATATGATTCTGACTGTTCACGATGAGATTGTATTGGAAGTGCCTTATGAATATCACTCCCTGGAACTAATGAAACAAGTTGTTGAATGTATGCAACGGGATAGTCCGATATTAAAAATGCCTATTCCATTCCCTATTGATGTAGCTGTATCAAATTCATCTTGGAGTGAAGAAACAAAAATTGCTCCATCATTACTGGAGTAGCCTATGCGAATGGATCGTTTAACGCTGTGCAATGAAATTTGTAAAAAAATACAAATTGCAAGAATTGATAATCAAAAAAAGTTTTTAACAAAACGAGAATTGTTGTGCGTATTCAGCCATCTAAGTGCTGTTGAAGAAAATAAGACTGATAAATAAATGACCACATATAAGGGACGGTGACATGAAGAAATTCAGGGTATTTGAAACCCACGGTGTTATCTTCAATTCTATACGTGGAGATGAACATTATGGGTTATGCCCGTTTACAGGAAAGGAAGATAAATTCTATGTGAATGAGAAAACGATGTTATGGGATTCAAAAACTGCAGGCATTGGTGGAAATATTCCTAAATTTTTATATGAAATATCAAAACAAAATGTAGAACAATCTACTGCAGCCATTAAACGTCGATTATCGTCACATAGAAACTTACCTGTAGAGGCATTTAAATTTTGGCATACTGGATGGGATGGACATCGATATACTTGGCCCGTACGAAATGTAAAGGGAGTAGTTCAAGATATTCGCCATTACCAATTGGGCAAACAGATGATGAGTACATCTGGATGTTCCACTGGTTTAATGGGCGCAGAATGGCTGACCAAAAAACCTAAAGAACCGGTGTATCTTTGTGAAGGGGAATGGGATGCTATCGCAATGCGATGGTTATTGACTAAACTGAAAAGGCCGGGAGTTGCTATATGTGTTCCTGGAGTCGGAACGTTTAAACAAGAATGGGTACCGTGGTTCAACGGAAGGACAATACATGTTTTATACGACGCAGACGAAGCAGGGGAAAACGGAGACCTTCTTATTCAGAAACGGTTGGGCGAAGTTTCCAAAAAAATCACATACACCCATTGGCCGAGTTCAGTGGATCGTGGTTTTGATGTTAGAGACTGGATTATCTATGGGGCTGTGGACCGCGATACTGCTGGCGAGTGCTTTGTCGCCCTTACCAAATTATTTGAATCGAAACCGAGAAAAAGAGATCTTCCTCCTCATGGGAGCGATGATGATTCGTCCCAAGAATCAGAAGAAGAAAGAGCATCCGAATGGGAAGAACCTCCATCGCTAGATGAATTAAAAGATGTATTTAAGAAATGGTTATTCTTAAATGATACGGATGCTATTGAAACCATCATGGCAGTCCATTTATCTCAAATCATTGATGGGCCTCCTATCTGGATGTTTTTGGTTGCTCCTCCTGGGGGTGCTAAAACCGAGATGATCATGTCATTGTCCTTATGTGACCAGACTTACATGACCAGTAGTTTAACGCCACACGCTTTGATCTCTGGAGCCAATTTCAAAAACATGCCTGACCCGTCATTGATTCCACGCCTCGATGGGCGAGTAATGATTGTAAAAGATTTCACATCTATTTTGTCGATGCGTGATGCAGATAAAGATGAGATATTTGGAATCCTGAGAGATGCATATGATGGGAAGTGCGGAAAGGTATTTGGGACTGGCGTTGAACGCAATTACAAAAGTCGATTTACTGTATTGGCTGCAGTAACACCGCGCATCTATGATTTGTCCAGTCAACATCAAAGTCTGGGTGAACGATTTTTGAAATTTTCATCTGGACATAATCTTAAACATATTAGTGAACGAGATATTATTCGACGAGCAATCGATAATATTAATCGTGAAACAGAAATGAAATGGCAGTTGGCTGATGTTGTTCGATCTTTTATGAGCGAACGATTGGAGTGGGCTGGGAAATTAAATCTAGAATTATATCCTTCGATTGATAAATCTTTTAAAGATAAATTGATATACCTCGGCATGTTTGGAGCCAGACTACGGGGAACGGTCTCTCGAGATACGTATCGACACGATATTATGACCAGCCGACCCAGCGCAGAAATAGGATCAAGGTTGGGAATTCAATTAGCTAAATTTGTTAAATCGTTAGCTATCATACATGGGCAAAAAAAGTGTGGTAAAAATCAGTACCGTATTGTAAAAAAGGTGGTATTGGACACTATTCCTCAACGTGTAGAAGACATGGTAAGGACTATCGTAATTAATTGCCATAAACCAGACAGCGCAATCACTACTCAAGAATTGGCGCGGATAACACGGTATCCTCTTGCAACGGTTTCTCGTCTTCTTCAAGATCTACATGTATTGGATATTGTGAAACGCGAAGGATCATCGTATCGACATTATTGGCAGATATCGCCTTATGTTCGTGAATGTATAGACAAATCTGGCCTATACAAATCGGATGAAGAAATAAAACGTCCGACTCAAATGTTTATTAAAACTAAAAAAAGAAAGAAATAGATGGGATTTAAATCAAACATTGCAGCGTGGGCAATCGGAAAAGGCGTTTCAGAATATCTGAAAAAACTGGGCGTCGAAAAAAACAAACGGATTCGTATCGTGGAGGCAGTGAAAAAAATGGTGAAACCTAGAAGAGAACCCGTTCTCTATGGCGGGGCTATCGGCGTTGCTGTAGCAATTGCAGGCGCATTTGGATTGGACCTGACAACAGAACAACTGGCCGTGACAATCAGTACTGTAATCGCTGTCGTGTCGTTCGTTCAACGGAGATTCGTCTCCCCTACAGAATAGGAGTCAATCATGGGATGGTTAGCAATTGGAATGAAGCTGTTACCGTTTATTGTAGAAGCAGTCGGCTGGGTAGAAAAGTTTATTACAGCCAAGGGTAAATACAAACAAGATGCTGCCGTCTATATGGTGAAAAGCATTTTAGGAATAGCAGAGCAAGGCACAAATCGTGACCTACTGAATGATGATGAAGTAGAAGAAGCAACCCGCAAGGTTATCGATGCCGTGGTGTCTTTGAACAACATTATAGCATCGAAACAATCGTAACAGATAAATTACGGGTTCGCCCCGATATTGGGATGCCGTTT